TACCGGGATGTCACTCTGCAAGGCATAGGCGATTTCGGAGAGGGTGCCGTAGCTACCACCGATGGCGATGACAGCCCGTGCCGACTTGACCACTGCCATGTTGCGGGCGTAGCCGACCCCGGTGGCAATCGGTATCTGGACGTAAGGATTGGCGTCCGAGATATCGGTCCCCGGCAAGATGCCGACGGTGATCCCGTTGGCTGACCGTGCTCCCTCACAGGCGGCCTCCATGACACCGCCGAGCCCGCCGCAGACAAGGACGGCGCCTCGCTTTGCCAACTCGAAGCCTACTTCCCGGGCGATTTGGGTATCCCGGCGTGACGGACTGCTGCCGCCAATGACGGCGATCAATATTTGTCTGTCTTTCGGCACTCCTGGCAACTCCCGTGTTGTGGTGGTTGCGCTGTTATCTGGCGCAGCAATTATAGCACAGATGACCGGCAGTCTATCCCGAAAATGGCGACAAAACAGCATTGACTGAACTAGAACAGATGTACTACTATTGCGCCTGTAAAGGTGCGCAGGAGCAAGCGATGTGTGGTTGCCAGCAAGACGGCCAGTCCCTCGATCTGCGGCCTGAGTTCTGTTTCTACCAGGACGCTGGCTGCGAGGTCGGTGAGTCTTGTCTCAACTGCCCGTTGCCGGTTTGTGTATACGACGAACCGGATGGCAAGCGGCGGTTGCGCTACCGGATTCGGGCACAGGAAATGGCCCGGCAGTTCTCTGTTGTAGGCAAGAGTACCGAAGAGTTGGCCACCATTTATGGCGTTAGCCGGCGTACCGTGCAGAGGGTGCTGAAGACGGTTTTCGACAAAGGCAGTGACAAGGGGGTTTTCCGAGATGACTGACGATTTCAAGCCTTCCGACCTGGCGCGGCGCGATGCCGGTCGTATCAGAGGCTATCGCTCGCTGCTCGATTTCTATCACAGTATTCAGTGGGAGGGCAGAGAGAAGTGGGGCGAGAAGCGCCTGACTTTCAATTATGCCCGCGTCGTCATCGACAAGGTCACCTCGTACCTGATGTCGGGAGTTGGTTTTTCGGTAGAGCCGGTCGAGGCGACCACCGTTGCCGAGGAGACGGCGCGCCGCGCCCGAGCTGCCTTGCGGCGGGTGCGCGAAGAGAACTGCGTGGCGCAACTCGACTTCGAGACGGAGATCGATTGCGCTATTCTCGGCGACGCCTGCTACAAGGTCACCTGGGACGAGAGCGTTGGCGACGTCCGCATTACTGCCCCCGACGTCCAGGGCATCTACACCTGGCGATTCGGTGACGACAACTCGAGAATCTGGAAGGTAGCATCCCGTTATACCCTCACCGCCGAAGAAGTTGAGTTGCTCTACCGGAGCAAGCCTGCCAGGAAGGAGACCATCGTCACCGAACTGTGGACCGACCGTGACTTCGAACTCTGGCTCGACGAGGGCCTGATTGAGCGCAAGCCCAACCCCTATGGCTTCATCCCGTTTGTCATCTATCCCAACATCCGCGAGCCGAAGAAGCCGTGGGGTGTCTCCGATCTGTTGTCGGTCATGGAACCGCAGCGGGAGTTCAACCGGGCAATGTCGCAGCTCTCGAAGATACTGGAGCTTTCCGGCAATCCCATTGCCGTTCTCGAAAACGTTGAGCAGTCGGAGGATATCGCTGTTCGGCCGGGGGCGGTCTGGAACATCCCGGAGGACGCCAAGGCCTACCTGCTCGACCTGCTCCAGGGGGGTGGGCTCAAGCTTCACATCGACTACATCAACCTGCTCTACCGGACCTTGCATGACGTCTCCGAATCGCCGCGTGCTGCTTTCGGTGGTACCGAGCGCGACCTTTCCGGTGTCGCCTTGGAGATAGAACTGCAACCGCTCTTGCAGAAGGTCAGGCGCAAGCGTGCAATTCGGGCGGCTGCCTACAACCGGCGCAGCCGGATGATACTGCGGCTCCTCGAGAAGTACCGCAACCAGGACTTCTCCGGTTGCCGTCCTGAAGTGGTCTGGGGGCCACTATTGCCGCGCGACATCGACAAACTGGTCGGCAACGAGCAGGTCCTGGTGCAGGGGGGCATCCACTCCCGGCGTCGGGCGATGGACGAACTGGGCGTCGCTGACCCGGAAGCCGAGTTCAGCCGCTGGCTCGAAGAGCGGGCGGCGATCCTTAGAATGAATCGGGAACTTAGTAGTCGACCGTCGAAGGGCAGCGAGAGGGAGAGTGCGGCCACCGACGGGGGCTGGTGAGAAATAATCGGCAGGAGGTTGAGCATTGCTCGAAGACGAACCCAGGAAAGACAACGACGGCCAGCCGACGGAAGGAACGGTCGATAGTGGCGAAGAACCGGACGGGGATAATCTCCGGGAAGGCGGGGACCCGTCACCGCACGAGGACACCTCTCAGGACGAGGCGGCAACCCTCGACCCACAGGTTCGTGTCGTCGAACTTGAAGCGGCGGTAGCCGACCGCGATAGTGAGATTGCCACCCTGAGAGAATCGGTTACCGATCTCGAGGGGAAGCTGGCAACGGCTGTCGACTCGCTGGCGGATGCGGTCGCCCGCTACCGGACGGCCATCATTCGGGCTAATCCCGAGATCGTCGAGGGCCTGATCACTGGGGACACAATCGACGCCATCGACGAATCCTTCGTGCAGGCCCGGAAGGTGATCGACCGGGTAAAGCGGGGGATGGAAGAAGGAACGGCACTGGCCCGTGTTCCCGCTGGCGCTCCGGAAAGGCGGACGCCGGACCTTTCGGCCCTTTCATCCCGGGAGAAGATCCAATACGCGATAGGAGGTAAATGATAATGGCACTGACACTGGCTGAGGCAGCCAAGCTGTCCAACGACATGCTTCTGCAGGGAGTCGTCGAGACAATCGTCAAGGAATCACCGGTACTGCAGAAGCTCCCGTTCATCGAGATCGTCGGCAACGGCCTGACCTACAATCAGGAAAACGCACTCCCGACGATCGATTTCTACGACGTCGGCGATACCTGGGTGGAATCCACGCCAACCTTCACCCAGCAGACGGCCAACCTGAAGATCATGGGCGGCGACGCCGATGTCGACAACTTCCTCAAGGCGACCCGCTCCAATATCCAGGACCTGGAGGCAGCCGTCGTCGAACTCAAGGCCAAGGCGCTCAAGGACAAGTTCGAGGAAATCTTCATCTACGGGGACTCATCTGGCAGTCCGAAGCAGTTCGACGGTCTCAAGGAACTGATCGATACCGGCAGCGCCGGCGACCAGGTGATCGCCGCCGGCGCGACTGGAGCGACACTGACGCTCTCGATGCTTGACGAGTTGATCGACGCCGTCAAGGGCGGCAAGCCTGACCTGCTGCTGATGAGCCGTCGCTCGCGGCGCAAGATCAACGCCTTGGTGAGGGCGGTCGGCGGCATGGTCGAGGCCGACCGTGACCAGTGGGGTAACTTCGTCAGCTACTGGGACGGCATCCCCATCGGCGTCAACGACTGGATACTCGACACACACGTCGTCAGCGGTAGTGTCGAGACGGCGACCACCGGTGGCACCAATTCCACCATCTACGCCATCCAGATGGGAGAAGGCGGCCTCTGTGGCCTGACCGCTCCCGGTCAACTGACGGTGGAGCCGATAGGCTCGCTGGAGACCAAGGACGCGACCCGCAACCGGATCAAGTGGTACGTGTCGCTGGCCCTGTTTAGCTCGGTCAAGGCCGCTGCCCTGATCGGGGTTCAGGACTAGGACGGAAGGCGAAGCCTTCCGTGACGAAAAGCGTAGCTTTTCTTGGTGTCCCGGTTGGCATAGCTGTCCCGGATACCAGGCAGCATTGAACAGAGGAGGAGACAAATGGCTTTTTCAGACCCGGCGAAGGGGAGGACCGTCATCGATTCCGGCCGCGGTGTCGAACCGGGGAAGGTAACTCTAGCCGAGGATTGCAAGCGGGGCGACGTACTCGGCTACAGCAGCGGCTGGAAACGGGCCCTGGCGACCACCGGCTCGGTGATTCAAGGGAGGCTGGTGGCGCTGGCCGATGGCGTCAGCGGCGGCGAGGTGCCGGTATCGGCCTGTCCGGTCATCGGCGGCTACACGGGGGCAACACCTGGGGGCTATGTCTACGTCGACGAATCGACCAACTACGGCCGGATTACCCAGACCGCCCCGTCGACTTCGGGCGGCGCCAACACCATCATCGGCATCGCTCTTTCCGCCACCGAGGTGATGTTCTTCCTGAACAGCCGTGCTGACAGCACGGCCTGACGAGTAGGGGAATTGGCCATGTGTGGAGGTCGGGACGGGCTCGTCCCGGCCTCCCACCGGGTGAGGTCGCTCTAGCGTCAGTGGAAGCGAGTGGAGAAACGATAATGAACCTGACGGATATGCGTGCCATCGTGAGACGTAACCTTCACGACGAGGACTCGGGCAACTACCGATGGACCAATGATGAGATCGACCGGCACATCGCCCACGCGGTCAAGGACCTCTCCGAGGCGATCCCCGACCCGCAGAAGGCGACCAAGGCGACCTCTTCGGGATCACGGGAGATCGACATTTCCAGCCTCACCAACCGTGTCCGGGTGGACGCGGTCGAGTACCCGGTGGACAAGTTTCCCAGGAGCTACCAGCGCTTCTCTCTCTGGGGAGATACGCTGACGCTGCTTGGGCCTGATATCCCCGACGGTTCTAACGCCTACATCTACTACGGCAAGCTGCATACTCTTAGTGTCTCAACGTCCACGATCGAGGCGGTCCACGAAGAACTGGTAGCCGTCGGCTCTGGAGGTTACGCCGCCACCGAGTGGGCGGTCTACGCCGTTAACAGCACCAACGTCGGAGGCCGGGGCACCCCCGATGATTTCCGGAAATGGGGTCAGGAGCAACTGGCCGAGTTTCGTCG